AAAAATTTTTAATCTTTATGAAAGTAATTTAAATCAATCAGCTATAGGTCATATGCAACAGAGAGACTCAAATGGTAATTTAAAATATAGACCTGGGGAAGCATCTCCAGGCCAGTCTTACCGTAAATATGGTATACCAACTGTAAGCAGTGTAAAAATTAAAGGCTCACCATATACACCTAATGGTATAAGTGATGAAGAAATAGAAATTGAAGGGTATGGTATGATTGACAGTAGTCAAGCAGGTAAATTATTAGAAAGACTAAAGAATGATATACATGATTTAGTTGATAAAAATGTAACCGGTTTTATATTAAAAAGTAAAATAGATCTTTACGTATCAGTTATAGATCAAATGAAGAAAAAAGGCTTGATTTCTTAAAGTTATATACTATAATTAGTATGTGGGAGATATACTAAAACTAGACTGGGATAATATAGATTTTTTAATTAATTGTATAGCGGATCAAATACAACATAGACGTATTAAATTTGATAGTGTAATTGCTTTAGGTAGAGGTGGTCTTATACCAGGTGCAGCTTTAAGTTATAAACTAGGTATATTAGACCTACAAAACTTAGGTATTAGTACAAGAGAAGACGATGGAAAGTTTATCGATACACTAGTATATCAAAAACCTGAAAAGATTAATAAAAAGGCAAAAATATTAATAGTTGATGATATTAATGATAGTGGTAAGACCTTTACGATAGTAAGATCAATATTACAATCTCAATATAATATTGACTGCGGAGATGTTTATTTTACCAGTTTAATAAAGAGAAATGGTACAGAATTTGAAGATTCAAACACTATTTCTGGTAATACTGTATATACTACCAGTTGGTTACAGTTTCCCTGGGATAAATAATTAAGTGAGAGCTAGACCATTTTATTTCGAAATTAAAGATATGCTTACGCAGTTTGTTGCTGCGTTCGATGATATCGTCATTGGTAGATTTAATAAAGAAAGGAAAGAAAAAGATAAAATAAATGTTAGGTATGTATATGCTCCTAAACAAAGAGTTCTTTATGATATCATAAATGAAAATAAAACCCTTACATTACCAGTTGTATCGGTTAATGTTACAAATATATCTAGAGATCAAAATAGAGTTTTTAATAAATTAGATGGATTTTATTATCAAGGTAATGTAGGTGAAGAAAAGGTATCTCGGCATATTAAGTCACCTGTACCGGTCAATGTATCGTTATCAGTTTCTGTATTAACTAGATATCAAACTGATATGGATCAAATTTTAAGTAATTTTGTACCTTTCTGCAATCCATATGTAATTATTTCATGGAAAGTACCAGAGGCATTTAATTTAAGCGTAGATCAAGAAATAAGAAGTGAAGTTTTATGGGATGGTAATATTGGTATGAAATACCCTACTGAGTTAAATGCAAGTCAGAAAGCAAGAGTTACCGCTGATACAACATTTACAATTAAAGGTTGGTTATTTAAAGATACAGATGATCCATCTGGTAACATATTTTTTATTGATCAAAACTTTCACACAGAAACAGAATTAGAATATTATGATAATTTTGAGTCTTTATCAGGTAATACCTATACATACCCAGTATCGACAGGTTTAGATGATAGAATTAAAACCTTTGAATTATCTGGTTCACCATTTATTACAGATATATTTTATAATGGTGTATTACTTCAAGATGATTTAACCATCTCACCAAATACATCTGGTAATATTATTTTAAATGGTTATGGTTTTACACATACTGAAACGGTTTTATTTAGTACTAATAATGATACAGTTTATACAAATTTAACTTCCGTATCTGGTTTTAGTAGACAAGAACCTGTTTCAGGTCAATCAATACCATTTACAGTTCTAAATGATAATACAATAATTTTTAACAGTCCATCTATTACATCAGGTAAATTGAGATTTATACCTCTAAATAAAGCAGGTTATGATTTTTCAGATTTATCATATATGAGTACTTTATGTGGGAGAGGTTTAAGTAGTACGTTTATTATAGTAGAATAAGTATTAAATAATAATAATGGCCGACCAACAAAATAGCTCAGGACAATCTGGTTTTTTAAAGAATTTAGTAAATAAATTACCATATCAATCTGTAGATTTCAATAAAGTACTTGGAGATCTAAATCCGAAATATAATACGTTTGAAGAGACGGGTATGAGAAGAGTTGAAGCTTTGGCTAAAAACTCCATTTTTTACAATAACGATTTTAATAATACTGGTAGTGGTCAAATCGCTATCGATGGTAATTATAACTCTTTAGTTTATGCTAATGTAGAAGAAAATAAAGGTGGTAGGTTAAGAGACTATCGTATAATGGCAGCTTTTTCTGAGATCAGTGATGCATTAGATGAAATTTGCGATGAATGTATTAATAAAGATGAAAATGGTAATATAATTAATCTTAAATTTAGAAATACTGAATTAGATCAAACGAAGCAGCAAGAAATAAAAGATGAATTTGAAAAATATATTGATTATTTTGATTTAGAAAAGAAAGGTTTTGAGTATTTTAGACAAATATTAATTGAAGGTGAGCTTTATTTTGAACATATTATACATAAAGGTTATACTGATGATGGTATACTTGGAGCGGTTATTTTACCAAGTGATTTAATTGATCCTATATATGATAATATACAAAATATGATCATCAAAGGTTATATTTTACGTAAACCTATATTTGACCCTAATAAACCGGAAAAAATTGAAAAGTTTGATTTCATTCCAATGGATGAAAATCAAATATCATATATAAACTCTGGTATTTGGAATCAAGATAAAACTTTTAGATTACCTTTTATTGAAAATGCTAGAAGAGCATATAGGCAACTTTCGTTAGTAGAAGATGCTATAGTAATATATAGACTAGTTCGTGCACCGGAACGTTTAGTTTTTAATGTTGATGTTGGTAATATGGCACCACCAAAGGCTGAAGCATATCTTAGAAAGCTTATTCAAGAATATTGGAGTAAAAAGACTTTTGATTCAAATCAATCTGGTCAAGTTCAAAAGTTTAACCCGCAATCTATGCTTGATAGCTTCTGGTTTGCTAAAAGACAAGGTTCGGATGGTACATCAGTTACTCAGCTAGCCGGTGGTGCTAATTTAGGTGAGTTAGCTGACTTAATGTATTTCGTTAACAAACTTTATAAAGCATTAAAAGTACCAACAAATAGATTAAACCCTGACAGTCAATTCAGTGATGGTGAATCTATTTTAAGAGAAGAGCTTAAATTTGCAAAATTTATTATTCGTATGCAGCAGCAATTTGCAGCTGGTCTTAAAAATGGATTTGTAACACACCTTAAACTTAGAGGTTTATTCAACGAATATGATCTTAAAGCTCAAAACTTACATTTAGAGTTTAATGTACCAACTAATTTTTATGAACTTAGAGAAAGTCAAAAATTAGAATTAAAAGCAACTAACTTTAATAGCTTAGCTAGTAATGAATTTGTTTCAAATACATATGCACAAAAACGATACCTTGGGTGGAATGATGTCGATGTTAAGGCAAATAGAGAGTTCTTACGTAAAGATGCTGAATTCCAATGGGAGTTGCAACAAATCGGTGCTGGTGGTCCTAACTGGAGAGACGATTTAGAGCAAGCTGCAGCACCTGGTGGTGAAATGGAAGGTATACCAGCTGGTGATATTAGTGCTGATACACCGCCTGATTTCGGAGGTGGTCTAGCTGATGTAGCTCCTGAAGCTGGTGATGAACCTGAAGCTACAGCACCTGACGAGGTACCTGAAGTTTAAATAATTAAATTAATATGTATGTGTAGTAAGTGTACTAGATATTAGATTATTAGTAGTACCATCACCACAATCAATCTGAATTAATTCAGAAAATGTCTATTTATTTAATCTAGAGAAACTTCTAAACCTAAACCTATAGTTGCTCCATAACCCAATATATTATTATCTTCCAAACCTATATAGGTTGCATCGATAGGTTCAGGTTCAGGTTCAATACCTAGCTCAATACCTGAGCTTTCAAATGTTAGTTTATTTTTATTAGGTATGAGTGGTATCATTAGAACTGATTTAAATTACTGAAATAAGCAGATCTAAAATAAACTAATCCTGAATTAGCTCCTGTTTTAGCACTTACTTCATTTGTGTTCGTTATACCTCTTAAAACCATACTTTCATTATCTTCTAATAGAAATCTCCTATCATCTGTTACCAAATTATTATCATATATATAAAGATTCTCTCCAGTTTTATTCGAAATCAAAATTTCACTAGCTTGCAAGCTTGATAAAGCAGCAAGAGAAGTGTCAATAGTCATATTAAAAGAGTAAGATTTATTTTTGTTGAC